CTCTGATCAATGGTGATTCCACAACCCAGACGGAATCCTTTGACGGACTGGACAAAATGCTTGCCGGCACTACGACAGAATTTAATACAAGCACCGTGATTGACGTATCTGATCTTACAAAGATGAAATCCAATGCAGATCAGCTGTATGAGATGCTACAGATCCTGATCCGGGAGACAGGAGCTGATGCGTTACTGATGAATGCCAGCATGATTTCAAAAGTGCAGACAATGGCACGTATCCTGGGATATAAGACAGAAACAGAAGAGGCATTTGGCAAGAAAGTTACATCAATGGATGGTGTCAGATTTATGGATCTGAAGGATCATTACACAGTAGAAAGCGGAACAACTGTTACGGCAAACGCATGTGTCAAAAATAATATTTCCAGAACAGTATCCGGATCATCCGCTACCACTGGTCTGACAGATATTTATGCTGTTAAGTTTGATGTGAATGATGGATTCCATGCGGCTACTATTACCGGTAGCTCTGCTATTAGCCAGTATCTGCCGGATTTCAACCAGCCAGGAGCAGTAAAGGATGGAGAAGTTGAAATGGTAGCGGCTACAGTGCTGAAAAATACAAAGCATGCAGGCGTAATCAGAAACATTAAAATCGTGTAGGCGAAGGGAGAATGAACAATGGCAGCCAAGAAAAAGGAAGAATTAAGAACATACAAGGTCACAGTGAAAGATAATCCGGGATATTGCGGTGAAGGTGCTGGCGGTGCACAGTTTGCGCATGGCTCAGCGCTGATCACAAGTGAACGACTTGCAGCATGGTTCAGAGAACATAAAGGATATATAGTGGAGGAAGTCGGAAAACCGGAAGAAAGTGCTGACGCTTAAGAGTAGAGAGGACGGTGATCCCGTATGATTCTGTCAGTTGATGAGGCAAAAAGACTCATCGGGTTTAACGGCTGGTCTGATGAAAGGATTGAAAGAAAGCTTAAATCCATTGAACAGACTATCCGATCTTATACAAATAACAGTTTTCAGAATCGGTGTGTCCGATCAGAAGCGATGGTACATAATACGCTTTATGTGGTTGATAGTATTCCTGGTCTTATAACCGGGGATACCGTACAACTGTCAGAGAG